ATTTATCCAGGTCGTCCATGACGTTTCTCGCGGGCGAAGGTAGGAAAAAAGTAGTCGATCCGCTGAGATCAAGATAGAAAGCAGCTGGACGCGCGGCAAGCATCGCCGGACACAACCTGTTTCTCCGTGTTCATCTGTGGCTAATTCTTGTTGTCAGCCTTGGTTGGTGCCGTAGGAGATACGCTTGTAGGGGGCGAGCAAAGCGCGCACGTGTTGCGGCGGCTGGGCGCGCGGCGAGGCGATTGGGCCCCAGCCGCTCGCGGTTGCCGCTGAGGGCACCTGATGAATCAAGGCCGGATCGCGCTTGCTCTGCCAGAACAAGAACGCCACCCACTCGGCACAAGCTTCCTGCACGGCCTCCGGCACGGTGGAGTAACCCGCCGTGTACTGGATACGAAAATTGTTGATGCCGACCGGCCAGATGAGATCTTCGGGATGCAGCAGCTCCGGATCGGTATAGGGGATGGCCCGCAACAACCAGCCGCGCGCGTCCCACTGGTAGCCCTGAAGCTCATAGGTGTGCATCAGCAGGGCGGCCCAGCAGCCCCGAGCGTTGAGATTGCCCTGCGAAGTTTGGATGCCGGAACCCTCCAGAGGATCGCCGTAGGAGCTGGGTACGTACAGGTCCGCCGACGGCCAATTACCGTAATCGCCGGCGAATTCCGAGGTGGCGCTCGTCACCACCTGACCCTGCCAGCCGTTGCCGAGGGCGCTGACCGCGTTCATCAGGCTTTGCAGGGTTGGGTAGGACGACCAGGTAAGGAGCGTTTCCGTGGTGGGGACGCCGCTGGCCATTCGCCAACATTGCAGGCCGGTCGAGGTGATGCTCACCCTGGCCTGCTGATTCAGGGCCATGTCGAAGTTGCCAACCCGGCACACGAACACCGGCATGTAGCGGACGCTCTGCACGCTTTGAAGGGGATACTGGCGGAGCAGGAGCCGTTTGTCGCCGGAGCCGTTGTAAAGCTCGTCGAAAAAGTGCGACAGGAAACGGCGCTTGCAATACTTCTCGATGGCGTCGGAGACGCTGGTGATGAGTGCCGCAAGGGTATTCGTTTCGTCAGACGAGAGGGTGAGGTTGCTGGCTCCCTGGGTCCCACCCAGGGAGTCCATTGCCCTCGCGCTGGTAATCAGGTCTTTCGCGGCCATCATGCAGATCCTTCAAGAAAAACGAACCACAGAGTCACAGAGAACACAGAGAAATCAACAACAAGGAAAAAACCAAGTAATGTCTTCGATTTGGTGGCTCCTTTGTGATTCTTCTCTGTGTTCCCTGTGACTCTGTGGCTCGTTTTTCTGCCATTAGTTGACGACGGTTTGGCTGACGACGCTGGCATCGTTCTGAGCGCTGCCCGGCTTGTGGGCGGCCTCGTCGCCGAAGCCGACGACGGCGACCGGGATGGTCGGGCTGGTGCCGCCGACGGTGCAGACGGCTTGCAGGCGAACATAACGCTTGCCCGTGCCCAGCTGATCGGCGCGGATTTCCAGCGTCGCCTGGCTGCTGGCTGTCGTCACCGTGGCGCTGGGGATGGTGGCATTGTTGCTCCACGTCGCGTTGTCGGCGCTTTCCTGAATTTGCAGCACCGCCGACAGCGTCGGACTGGTACCGCCGAACGTTCCCGTCTCGAAGAGGAAGAGGGCGCGGTGGAAGACGGACAGGTCCACCTTGCCGCTGTTGACGGTCGCGGTCCCGGTCAGCGTCTGCGGCGACGCCGGGGCCGCGATGCCCAATCGCTCGGTGAGCTGCTCGGTATACATGCTGGCTCCAGTTTCAATGTTCGGAATGTCATTCGGTTAGCGACGCTTCGCAGAAGCGTCGGATGAGACGCTTTTGCGAAGCGTCGCTAACCGAATGGGGAGTTAAACGCTCAATTAAGAGCGACGAAGGGGGAAACCTGGGTGGATCCATCTTGGAGGGTTATCGGCTGTTCTACCCACGGCTGCCCATCGACGCGCTCCAGTACCCGCCACGTCATCTGATTTTTGAGGAAATTCACATGTTCGGATGCGGCGATCTCGATCTGCATGCGATCGCCGACGACGTACAACGACGGATCGATGAGCATCAAATCGCCCCTGGTGCCCAACGGCGGCAGCTTCTCGGACGCGAACGCCGGCCGGCCCAGCAGCGACCACACCGGCGTTTGCGTCGCACCCTGATCGATGCTGATGAAAATGGCGCGGTTGGCCCCATCCTTGAGCTGCAACAGCTGCGGCACCACACTCGGCGAGAACACCCAGATGGCCGTGCTCCACGACGACGGCAGCAGCTTCGACCACATGGTCGCCACGTCGTTGAAATCGACTTGATCGGCGGTATCGCGGTTCTTGAGCAGCGTTGCTCCGGCCGTCAGCATGCCCTGCGGCTTGCCGGCGCCGTTGCCCTGCAAGAAGGCGAATTCCTCGAACCAGGCGATCGATTTGGCGAACAGCGTCATCAGGAACTTTTCCAGGCCGACGATGCTGTCTTGCAGCAGCACGTTGGAGCTGACACAGTAGCCGGACAATTCCCACGCTTTCAGCTCCATTTGTTTGAACTGCGGCTCCGTCTCCTGGCGCGTCTGCGCCTCGGCGGTCCAGTACATTTGCAATCCGCCGAAGAACGGCGAGACGCCGGCGCTCTGGGTCGTGGTAATGTCGAGATAAGGGATCTGCAAGCTCGCACTCGCCATCGGAATGACGAAGGCGCGCGGGCGGATGAAGGCCATCTCGGCCACGATGGTCATGAGCTGCTCGAACAACTCCGGGGGTACGGTGTAGCCGCCTGTGACGCCGGACGACTCGGCCAGCGCCGCCTTGGTCTGCCAGGCGACGAAGCTGCTGCCGTAATGTTTCTCCAAATAGCGGGCATCGTTGCGGGCACAGGCCAAGAGCCAATCGCCGAACGATTTGCGCGGATCGCCGCTGCCGCCGACGCCGAAGATGGCAGGCACGGCGTGCTTGCGAGCCATGCTCTGGGCCTGACTAAACTGTTTCAGCGTTTCATTGACGATGGTGTCCAGTCCGCGCGTGAAGCCGGACAGGGCGCTCTCCATCGCCTTGGTCACCAGAGGCGCGATCGGATCATCGCTGACTGCCTTGGCGATGCCGCCGGCGATAAGCTGCCGCGCCTCGGCTTCGGCGACGTGGATGCGTTCCCCCGCTTTTTTGCCGAGGAAATCTTTCAACAATTCGACAAACATGAGGATGCTCTCGGAGGTCCACGGATGGGGTGAAAAGTCACGAGGTCATCCGTCCATCTCAGGTGGGACCGGCGGAACGCTTGGCATCGTTCTCGATCGGCTCGTCCGGACGGCTTCGATGAGGCAACACTTGTATACTACACTCGGCCGCATGATTTGTAGAAGGTCTCTTTTATCGTTTTTTCGGCCAGAGCATCGAAATCGATGGCGGCGATCTGGCAGAGAACGGCCTTGTGAATCTCGTCCAGCGACGTGAAGGCGATGACATGCTCTTGGGTGCCGCCATCCCCGTCACCAAAAACTTGCTTGCTCAATCCCAGCGCTTGCAGCACATCATCCGCGAGGGCAAGGCTGCCCTTGGCGACGCTCTCGACGAGAGCGTCCTGGTTCGCCGGCAGGAACACGCAGGCGTATTCGAGCAGCAGCCATTCGTCGATGACCAGATCGACATTATCGTTCCAGCCGTTTTTCTGCACTTCCTTGCTGTCGGGGATGTGTACCCTGGTCGGCAAAAAGCCGATGGACTTGCCTTGCAGCAGCCCGGCCTGGATGAGCGCGAACACCTGATCCGGCGGCCAGGCGTCCTGGGCCGGCCACGCCTCCGGCCGGACGGGATACGCGGTCTTGGCCTTGATGCCGACGCGCTGGCCGTCGCGGACGCGCTTGCGCCACAGCGATTTGCCGACCGGCGGCAGATAGTAGGCATGGCCGAGCGTGACGATAGGATTGGCCGAAAACTGCGCGTCGTTCATGCCCTTGGCGGCGACGACTTCGCGGGTGCGATCGGGGCTTTCGCTGCTGATCCAGCTGACATCGCTGCGTTCGCCGAGATTCACTTCCGTCGGCGCCTTGGTGGTGACGAGATGGCGATATTCGTGCTCCGGCGTGCGCGGCAGCGATTTCAGGAGCGAGTCCAGCGTTTGGGCGGCGCGGTCGGGCATGGGGAAACCGAGTGGACCTTCGGTGGTTCCGTAATGCGTGGTCAGGAAGTCGGGCATGGTGGGAAACCTCGTGGAGTGATCGTATTTTTGTTTAGCCGCGACCCGAAGGGGAGCGCGAGGAGCGCTCCCCTTCGGGTCGCGGCTAACCATCAACGGGTGTAGTCGGTTTGGGCGGTCGATTGCGTCCGGTGGTGGGCATCTCACTTTGCCGCGGCATGTCGGTGCGTTCCCACTGGAGCGGCAGCCACGGCACATCGCCCCACGGCACAGGAGGAAGGCCGCGCTCGCTGCGGATCTCATTGATCGACACGACGCCATATTTCAAATCGGCGATCTGTTGCTGCACCAGCAAGTTCTGATCGACCGGCACCGGATCCTCGCTGGCGAGAAACAGCCGGCCGGTCGGATCGTAGAGCGGCACCAGCTGGGCGTTGAGCTTCTCATCGCGGCGCTCCAGACGCGGGCTGATGGCCAGGCTCATGTGCTGACTCTGCGACGCCTGCAAATTCGCCAGGTTCGTCTGCGAGGTCAGAAAGGCGATGGGGACATGGAACGCGTTGGCGATGTCATTTTTCGTCGCGTTCATGTCGGCGAGCGCGGCGACATCTCCCATCGATTGATTGAGCAGCGACACTTTCAGCGACGACTCGGCCACGACTACCTTGCCGGTTCCGCCGCGTCGAAAGCGATTGTTCCACTGTGTTTCCAGGCGATCGCGTTCCTCCTCGCCCATGACTTCATCCGGCGAGATGATCGCATCAGGGACGGCGTGATTGTCGAATTTGGCCTTTTTGAACGCGGCATAATCGCTGGTAAGGGCGGCCTGCTCGAAACAGGCGCGCAACGGCGACAGGCCGCTGGTATACGGATCGCGCGGATCGGGATAAGCGAAGTGGATGATCTGCTCCGGAGCAAAGCGCTCTTCGTTGCGGCCGGTGCGATAGAGATAATAATCGACGAGATTGGAGCTGTTGGGATCGCGTCGCGGCGTCATGTTCTGCGAAGGAAGAATCCACACGGCGCGCGGCACGCCCAGCACCGGATCGAGGTCGAGATACCAGTAGGCACTTCCGTGAACCTCCTGATACAGCGTGGTCAGCTCCCAGAGGTCGAACTGGTTATGGACGGGATTGGCGTGCCGAAGCAGCGTCAGCAGCGGGTGGTCGGTGACTTCCTCGATGTGGGCGGCGCTCTTGATGCGCGTGGGCAGGTGCGGCAACGCGCGCAGGCGGCGCTCGGCCCACGGCGACAGCGCTTTCGTGGTGCATTTCGCTTGCGGCTGATTGTGCTGGGTAATGACGTACAATTTCGCGGGATAATTGGCGCAGGTGGCGGCATTGATGCTGGCGCAGCTCCAGGCGGTGTTCTTCAGCTCCGCCAGGATTTCATTGGGCGTGGGATTGCGGGTGCGTCGGAAGCTATCGACGTAGCTGGTGCCCGTCCACTGGGGACCGGCCAGCACGTAGGGCATACCCTTGGGCCGTACCCACTGCGCCAGCCGCAACAACGTTTTGGCGAGGAGAGAACGCATCAGGAGAGCCTCGTCCACAGGTGTTCGGAATCGCTTGGCTTGTCCGAGCCGCGACCGTCAGGGAGCGGTTTGGCCTCCGCTCCCTGACGGTCGCGGCTCTGCTTGCGCAGCCGAGCAATGAAGTGCGTGTCCAGGCGAGATACAAGATAGCGCAGCGCCCCCAGGGCGTGATTGTGCTCGTCGATTGGATTTTCGCCGCGCAGAGCGCGCTCGGCCGCCGTGGGATAGCGGTACAGCCGCGCCTCGGTCAGCAGGTTGGGGCAGGCGTCGCGGCGTATCTTGAGGCGGCCGGTACGCAGCCGCGCCGTCACGGCGGCGATGCCGGGGCGAATGTCGTTGTCGCCGCGGCGCACCACCAGGCTGCTTGCTCGCAGCTCCTCGATTTCGGTGCGGCCGGCGGGGTCGGCGTACCACGTCACCTCGCCAAGCTGACGCAGGGCGGCAGCGTGCTCGTGCAACGGCGTTTCCCGGAGATAGCGTTCACCGGCGATCCACAGCACGTCATCGCGATCGAGACTTCCCCACACTGCCGCAAACGGATTGCGCCAACCGAAGTCGATACCGCCGACGCGCCGGCCGCTGAGTTCCGGCCAATCGTCCACGAGGGCTTGCTCGAAATCGGGATAAACAAGACCTTCGAGAGCGGTAAAGAGCGTTTCGTACTCTTGCTGCACCCAGGACAAGCCCAGCGCGCGGGTCTCCTCGGCGATGAACTGCGGCGTGATGCGCGGGCAGTCGCGCCAGGTGATGCGAATTTTCTTCCACGGTCCCTCGCTCTCCCACTCCTGCCAGAACCAACCGCGTTGGCCGAACGGCGTGCTCAGGGCGATGAGCCGGCCTTGCGACACGGCGAGCATCGGCCGCACGCTGCGATACAGATCGTCGGGAATGCGTGCCGCCTCGTCGAGCACCAGCAGATTGACGCCGCCGAACGAGCGGATGGTGCCCTCGCGTCCGGGCAGACAGAGGACGCGCGAGCCGTTGGCCAATTCCAGCCGCAGCTGCGTCTGCTGCCGCGACGGCAGCGGCTTGCCCAGCGCCTTGTAGGCGTCGATCACCTTGCGAAAAATCTCCGTGCTCTGCCGCTGCGACGGCGACAACAGCAGCACCAGAGCGCCGGCCGTGAACAGGGCGGTGTGCAGGGCCAGGGCGCTGACAACGGTGCTTTTGCCGCTCTGCCGGCTACAATTGAGCAGAATTTGCCGATCGTTGGACAACAAGAGTATTCGCTGCCAGGGGTCAGGTGTGATGCCGCGGGCCTCGAGAATACGGGCCGGATCGAGTGCCCGGGCGAGTAACTGTTGCGGGTTCACAATTTCGATATTACCCTGGCGAGAGGCGTTGTTAAGAGAGCAGATTTTGGAATTTTTTGAGATTATCGCAGGGTGCAATATGACCGAGAGGGAATGGCTGGAATGCACTCGTCCGGAACCAATGCTGTATTACCTTTACGAACGAGTAAGCGAACGGAAATTACGGTTGTTCGGATGTGGTTGCTGTCGAAGAGTGTGGCATCTTCTTAAAGAAGTACGCCATCGCCGGGCCATCGAAATCGTTGAACAGTACGCTGATGGACAGATGACCGATCAAGATTTGGAATCTGTCCGTGTGGAAGTCTCCTTCCCTGCCGAGGATGACTACTGGGCTGCCGGCGCGGTTGATTCTCTCACTGCGGCACACACCAATCCTCCCATGATTCGTGT